GACCTCCCCCCAAACCAACGCAAGCCCTGCGCCTGTCGGGATCATGGCGCGCCAAGACTCGCAAGGGTGAGCCGGACTTGCCCATTGAACTGCCGCCCAAGCCCGACTGGTTGTCGACCGACGCTGCCAATCATTGGCAATCATTGGTTGACTGCATCGCGCCCATGCGCGTGCTGACCAAGGCCGACGCCCTTTCATTGGCGCATTTCGCGGAATACCTCGCGCGCTGGCACAAGGCGACCGAAGCGTTGGCGCGCTATGGCGATGTCTTGCCTGTCAAAGACGGAAACGGTCAGGTGGTTGGGATGCGCAAGTCGCCGTGGGTCGGATTGCAGTTGGAATACGGCGTAATGATCAGACGTTACGCACAAGAGTTCGGCATGACTCCATCCGCTCGCGCTAGGCTGACTGGTGAGAATGCCGAAACGGAAGCAGCCACCTTCAGCCGCAGCAAAGCCCTCGCGTCGTAAGCCCAAACCATGGACGCCCGAGGCGTTCAACTGTCTGCCCGGCTACGACGCCATCGCTACGCGCGGCGATTCGGTTTGGGAACCGAAAGCGGCGCAGCACGCGTTGTCGTTCATTGAATCGGTGTGCCGTCACACCGAAGGCGTATGGGCGGGGAAGCCGTTTGCATTGTTGCCTTGGCAGCGAGCGTTCGTAGGCAACTTGTACGGGTGGCTTCGACCGGATGGAACACGCCGCTATCGGCAGGCGCACGTTCTGATTCCTCGCAAGGCAGGCAAGACGGAACTCGCTGCTGCGCTCGCGTTGTATCACCTGCTGGCCGATGACGAACCGACGCCCGAAGTGGTCGGCATCGCGCGTGATCGATCGCAGGCAAAGTTGTGTCTGAAGCGCGCGATGGCGATGGCTGATCAGCACCCGACCATGCGGCAGATGGTGGAGCAGTACACCGGGCGTCTGGTCGCGCCGAACATCCACGGCGTCTACAAGGTTCTGTCAGCCGACGCGCCGAGCGCGCACGGCTTGAACGTATCGGCTTGCATCGCAGACGAAATCCACGCGATGGAGAACCGGCGCGAGTTGTGGGAAGCGGTGATGACCAGCATGGGCGCGCGCGCTCAGCCGCTGATGCTGTCGATCACGACGGCAGGCGTGCTGCGCGAGTCGCTTGAGCATGACCTGTTTCAGTACGCCATCAAGGTGTGCGAACGAACTGTGGACAATCCCGCCTTCCTGCCTTGTCTGTACTACGCCGACGCTGACGCTCCTTGGAACGAGGAGGCTACTTGGCGCAAGGCGAATCCTTCGCTCGGACATACCACCACCATCGAGTGGTACAAGAGCGAGTCGCAACGCGCGCACGACCAGCCGTCATACGAATCGCCGTTCCGCACCTATTACCTCTGCCAACACATCACGGCAGCCGAACGATGGCTGCGTATGTCGGATTGGGACGCTTGCAAAGCGGATCAGTTCGCCGAAGAGGATCTGCAATCGTTGCCGTGTTTCATTGGCGTTGACTTGGCTCAAACCACAGACTTGTCCAGCATCTGCTGCGTATGGACTGACGGCAGCAGGCAGTTCGTGCGGTCATGGAACTACGCGCCAGAAGAGGGAGCGATTCAACGGTCCCGCCGTGACGGCGTGCCATACTTGGATTGGAGTCGCAATGGTTGGCTCACGTTGACTCCCGGCGACGTAACCGATTACACATTCCTGCGCGAGCAGATCATGGCGTTGTGCAAGCAATACCGCGTCAAGACGGTGGCGTACGACCCATACAACGCGCAGAATCTGGCGCATGAGTTGGAACAGCGCGGCGTGTCGGTTGTCCGCTGCCCGCAGTCGTTCTTGCAGATGAGCACGCCAACACGGATGTTGGAACGAGCCGTCGTGGGAAGAACGCTTGCACATGACGCCAATCCGGTGTTGACTTGGGCGGTGTCGAACACCGTGCTTGACAGAGATAGTTCCGGCAATCCGCGACCAAGCAAGCGTCGCAGCGTCGAGCGTATCGACCCAGTTGTGGCTTGCGTGATCGCGTTGGCTGCTACTCTGCACGGCGATGCGCCGACCAACGACGTCTACGAACAGCGGGGCCTGATATGGCTGTGAAGCGCAGCAAGGCGCGCGCCAAAAGCACGCGCAGCATCAAGACGAACACTCCAGTCGGCCAACCGCTGACGAGCGGCGTTCAGGTCTACACCGGGCAATACTCGGACACCGGGCAGGCGATCACTCCGCAGGCGGCGCTGGCGTGTTCAACCGTCAACGCCTGCGTGCAAGCGATCGCTACTGAGTTGTCGAAGTTGCCGTGGTCAGTGATGACAGACGGAGCAGGCGGTCGGTCGATTCTGCGCGAACATCCGGTGCATCGGCTGTTGCGGCTCGAAGCGACGCCGTACATGAGCGCGATGGTCTGGCGCGAACTGATGCTGACCAGCGCGTGTCTGACTGGAAACGGCTACTCGCTGATCGAGCGCGACGCATCTGGCCGACCGATGGCGTTGCACTACCTGCGCCCTGACCTGATGCTGGTGCAGCGGATGCCGAACGGCGAACTGGCCTACATCTACAGCGGCGTGATCGACAGTGGCCGCGCGGTCTACTCGTCGCACGACATCTTCCATCTGATGTGGATGTCGCCGGATGGACTGCTCGGCTACTCACCGATCAGCCTCGCTCGGCAGGCCATCGGCGTGGCGCTGGCGGCTGAAGCATTCGGCGCTTCGTACTGGCGCAACGCGTCGCGGCCGAGCGGCATCCTGTCAACGGACAAGGAACTGTCACCGGACGCCATCATGCGGATGCGCGAGTCGTGGGAGCAGCGCATGAAGGGTGTTCACAGCGCAGGCGCAGTCGCGGTGCTTGAGCAGGGTCTGAAGTACCAGCCCATCAGCCTGTCGCCACAGGACAGCCAGTGGCTAGAAGGGCGCGGCTATCAGCGCGAAGAGATCTGCAGCATCTTCCGCGTCCCGCCGTCGGTCATCGGTGTCGGCAATAAGCAGTCGTACGCCAGCGCGGAACAGGCAAACCGCGAGTACGTCACGAACTGCCTGTCATCATGGGCGGCTCGCCTTGAGGCGGAGGCGCAGCGCAAGTTGTTCCGCCGCGATGAGCCGCTGACCACCGAGATCAGTTTCGACGCTCTGCTGCGCGCGGACCTGATGACGCGGTACCGCTCGTTCAGCATCGCGCGCCAGTTCGGGTTCATGTCGGTCAACGAGATCCGCGCGGAGATCGGTCGGCCCAGCATCGGAGAGGCAGGCGATACGTTCCTCCAGCCTGTCAACATGGTGCCTGCGGCAACGCCCTACGGCGGCGACAACTTCGGCGAGATCACGAAGCCAGTTCCGCAACCCGAAGACCTTCCAGACGAGTCAATGGATGACACGGGCGAGGAGCGCGCCGAACAACTGGTGCGCGCGGACTCCTACACACCGACTGGTGCCATGCGCGACGAGGCTCAGCGCGGTTTGGACTGGCGTAGCGAGCATGGACGCGGCGGCACGGAGGTCGGCATCGCGCGCGCGCGCGACATCGTCAACAGCAAGGACCTGCCGCTGGAAACGGTCATGCGCATGGTGTCGTTCTTCGCCCGGCACGAAGTCGACAAGCAGGCCGAAGGCTTCAGCCCCGGCGAGAAGGGCTATCCGAGCAACGGTCGCATCGCATGGGCGCTGTGGGGCGGCGACGATGGCAAGTCATGGGCAGAGAACATCGCAGACTCGGTGGAGCGTGATGCGCTCGCTAGACAGATCGGACTGGCTTGAATACCGTTCCCTCCATGCTGAGCACCGAACTTGAGCACCGCTTCATCGTTCCGCGCCTGACTACGCGCGCGAACTGGTGGAGCGATGAGGAAGAAGACGAGGAAGGCGAAGACCGCCAGCCGCGTCTGACTGGCTACGCCAGCACCTACGGTCAGCCGTACGACGTGGAGGGCGTGCGCGAGATCGTTGCTGCTGGCGCGTTCACGCGATCGCTGCGCGAGCGGCCTGATGTCTTCGCGCTGCTCGGCCACGACATGGGCCGCGTCATCGCACGAACCAAGAACGGCAGCATGAAGCTTGTGGAGGACGAACGAGGCCTGCGCGTCGAGATCATGCCGCTGGACACCAACGAGAGCCGCAACGCATTTGAGATGGTCCGCACTGGAACACTTGATGCGATGTCGTTCGGGTTCTCTATCCGCGAGCAGAAGTTCGACATCGAAGGCAAGCAGGTCACGCGCACGCTGACCGACGTTGAGTTGTTCGAAGTCAGTCTGGTCGCCATGCCTGCCAATCCGAACACGGAGATCGGCGCTCGCAGTCGTTCACTGGTGGGCCGACTGCTGGTGCCGATCTCGCCGTACCTCTCCGTGCCACCGATCTACAAGGGCTGACATGACCACGAAGCAGCAATACATTGACGCGACTCGCGGCGGCGCAGCAGGCTTGCTCACGTCGGACATCCCGACGGGACTCGCTGGCAATCAACTGGTGAGCGAAACGTTCAGTCAGATGGTCTACAGCCGGACGTTTGAGACTGGACTCGTTGCGCTGGTCAACAAGGTGGACGCCGCCAGCGCGTATCGATGCCGTTACATCACTGGCCTGCCCGATGTCGAAGCACCCGGCGAGGGTCAGCCGTACTCGTTCGGCAGTGACTTCGTGTTCGCGCAGGAACGCGCGGCGCTGCAGACGTTCACGTCAGCGACGGTCGTATCGAACGAACTGATGGCGGACTACGCGCTGCAACCGATGCTGGCGCAAGTACTCGCCGGGCAACTCGCCGAGCAGTTGAACGGGCAGATCGCTTCGCGCGTCGGCGTAGCAGTCGGCGGCACGGTGCGTCACAATCGCGGAGTCATTACGACTGGCACCCTGACCGGACCGGTGTTGACTCGCACGATCTTCGGTCAAGGCGCGACGGCTGGCAGCGTGCCTGCGGGTCAGATGTTCAGCAACGCCGACATGGCGGGGCTGGTCATCGCGAGCAACGGAACGGTCTTCGGCGAGATGATCGTTGGTGGCTTCGCTGCGTCATATCCAGCCGATCTGCAAGACTTCCGCGACGATCGTGGACAGGCTGCATTCGCCGGGTTCCCGTGGCACTTCATCAACACGATGCCGCTATCGTCTTTGAGCACGACGATCACCAATCCCCATGTGATCATCTTCGATCCACGGTACGTTTCGCTTGCCATGCAACCGCTAGTCATCCGTACCGATTCCGAATCGCTCGCGGAGAACAATCAGACCGTCATTCACGCATCCGTCCGCGCTGAGGCATTCCTCGGTGGCATCTCTCACGCGGCAGCAATCTCAATCAAGGCAATCATCTAATGAGCACCACCATCCGTGACATCAAGGACGAGATCGGCGCAACGTTCGAGCGCATGAAGCAGACCGCCGCAGCGGCGCAGGCCGAAGGCAAGCCTCTGACGGGCGAACGCGAAGAGGCCTACAAGCGCGACGAGTCGCGCCTGAACGACCTCATCAAGATGCGCGACCAGCACTACGCCATGCTTGACTCGCAGACTGCGGCAATCGACGCGCGCTCGCAGCAGATCAGCAGCATCGTCCGCGCCAACGGCGGAACGAGCCGCGACGAGAAGCGCATTCAGAACACCGCAGACAGCGAGCAGTACCGCGAGGCGTTCGTGAACTACCTCCGGCACGGCTTCCGCGACCTGCCCGACTTCCAGCAGCGCGCGCTCGCCGAAACGGCGGACGCGGATGGCGGCTACCTGCCGACCACCGAGTTCATGGCGATCCTGATCGAGAAGCGGTTCCTCGCCAACGCCATGCGCAGCGTCGCTGACGTGATGCCGATGGGTTCGTTCAAGACCGACATCCCGATTGAGAACGGTTTCGCCACGGCGGCCTACGTTGCGCAGGGCTCGGCGGCGTCCGAGACCTCGCCGACCTTCTCCAACGTCGTGCTTACGCCGAACACGCTGCGCGTGTTCACGAAGGCCAGCAACGAACTGATCGCGGATGCGCCGACGCGTGGCGGTGGCTTCAACATCGAAACCATTCTCGCGTCGCAGATGGGTCGCGTCATGGGCAAGCGCGAAGAACTCGCGTTCGCCAGTGGCACGGGCAGCGGTCAGCCGAAGGGCATCTTCGTCTACGGCGACGGAACGACTGGCAACGACGTGGTCAACGTCGAAACCGCTGCCAGCGGTGCCGTCGCTGCTGCTGACCTGCTGAACGTGGTCTACACCCTCAAGCGCCAATACCGCGCGAACGCCAAGTGGGTGATGACCGACAGCGTGTTCAACAAGATCCGCCAGTTGCTGATGACCGCTGGTTCGGCTGGTGGTTCGCACCTGACCTACGCGCCGTTCGCTTGGTCGCTCGGTGACGGTCGCCTTGCGGACGGCGAGCCGGATCGTCTGCTCGGCTTCCCGGTCGTGTGCCTTGCTGACGGCCCTGACTTCGCAGCAGGAGCGCGAGTCGCTGCGTTCGGCGACATGTCGTACTACAAGATCGGTGAGCGCGAGTCCATCAACATCAAGGTCGCGCGCGAGACGTTCCTCGCCAACAACCAAACTGGCTACTTCGGCTTCGCCCGGCACGACGGCAAGTTGACGGTGCAGGAGTCGCAGGTGCAGTTGAAGATCAAGGCCTGATGACGCATCTCCCCAACAGCGATGACGCCCGGCCCGGCAGTGACCACACTGCCGGGTCGGTGCGCGTCGTTGAGATCCTTACGCCTGTCATCCTGAATGGCAGGCTGTTGGTTCCGGGCGACGAAGCATCGGTGACTGACGAGCAGGCGGCGAGTCTGATCCATCACGGAGTCGCGCAAGGATCGCGGCGACGTGCAATCATTGACAACCGAACCGAAACGACTGACGCATGGCAACCGTCCCATTCACCCGACGCTGGGCGGCGATCACCGCGCCAGCGATTGAGCCGCTGACACTTGCGGAAGCGAAGGCGCATCTGCGCGTTGACGGCAACGACGAAGACGCGCTCATCACCGCCCTTATTGCTGCTGCGCGGACATACGTGGAGCGCCGGACGTCAATCACGGTCGGTCAGCGCAACTACCGCATGGAGTTGTCGCGCTTCCCCTACGACGGTGCGGACATCATCATGCCGACATCGCCCTGCTCGGCGGTTTCAAGCATCACCTACGTCAAACCGGACACGACGAGCGCGACGCTGACCCTCAGCACGGACTACCGACTCGCGTTCGCAGTTCCTCCCGGTCGCATCCGCCTGCCCTACGGCATGACGGAATGGCCGGAAACGATCGAGACAGCCGAAGACGCCGTCGTGGTGCTGTTCACCGCAGGCTACGACGCAGCAGGGAAGATGCCAGCCACCATCGGTCAGGTCTGTCGCTTGCTCATCGGCCACTGGTTCGAGAACCGCGAGGCGGTTGTCGTAGGGTCGATCACCAAGGAGATGGAACTCGCAGTGTCGTCGCTGTGCGGCGCGCTCTGGGTAGGCGAGGTCATGCCGTGAGGATCGGCAAGATGCGTCAGCGCGTATCGGTGCAGAACCCGACCGATACAGCCGATGCGTTCGGTCAGATGATCGAAACGTGGGGCGCAGGCACGTCGCTCTGGGCGCAGGTCGCAGAACTGGCCGTCGCCGAGGGCAAAGAAGAGGACGGTCAGGTGCGCGTGCAGCGCATTCAGGTCACGCTGCGATGGGGCGCGACGGTGTCCACGCGCAGTCGGCTGACGTACCGCAGCACGGTGTATCAGGTCAAGTCGCTGATTGACCCGGACGGCCTTCGCGCGAGGCTCATGCTGGAATGCGAGGCGATGACATGAAGAACCGCATGAGAACGGTCATGACCGTCAACGTCAGCGGGACCGAGGACACTATCGCGCGCATGGCGAAGATCGAGAAGGCAGCGCAGGAGCGGATCTTCAAGGAAGCTGTCCGGCCTGCTCTGAACCTGATTGGGCAGCAGGCGAAACTGAACGCGATTCAGATTCAGACCACTGGCAAGTACCATCAAGGCGTCCGCAAGGCGATCGCCTCACGCATCTATCCAGTGTTCAAGCGAATGCGTGGCTCGCGTTACTACAACCGTGGCGTGCTCGCAGTCTGGTACGGTCGTTCGCGGCGCGAAGCAGATGCGATGTCGCGTGGCGAGACGGTTCCGCGTCAACCGGATTGGTCGCTTGCGTCGCTGGCGCACCTCTTTGAGTTCGGCTACCGCCTGACGCACTACTTCGGGCGTCGTATTAGGCCCCGTCGCATCGCGGCGCGACCGTTCATGTCAACGGCGTTGGAAGACAAGCGTTCGCAGGCGGAAGGTATGTTCCGCGCCATCGTGCGCGACCTGACGAGCGGAGCCTGATCATGCCGACCGATTCCATAGAAGTAGCCGTCCGCAACCGCCTACTCGCAACTGGAGGCGTGACCGCGCTCGTCGGGCAGCGCGTCTACCCGGATGCGCGCGCGCAGGGCGGGGCCGTGCCGTGCCTCATTACGGGCATTCAGAGCGAGCAGAAGGTTCAGGCGTTCGTGGCGACCGGGCTGACCACCTGTCGCTTCGAAGTCAGCGCCGTGGCACGCACGCGAGCCGACGCGCAGGCTGTGGCAACGGCGGTCATGCTTGCGCTGAACGGATGGGTTGGGACGGACGGTTCCATCACTGTGCAGCAGTTCCTACACTCCAACACGATGACCGCGTATCAAGACCCGATGTCCGGTGAGAGCGCGGGAACGTTCGTTTCGCAACTGGTGTTCTCGGTTCACTACGCAGGATGATCCATGCCAGCCTTCTCCAGTTACCTATCGAACTTCCAGTTCAGCCTGACGAGCCTTGCGCCCGTCTACGTTGCGATTCCGAACACGACCAGCATCTCGTTCAGCGGCATTGCCGCAACGGAGATCGATGTCACGGCGCTTGACAGCGTCGGCAAGACCTACGTTCTCGGAACGCGTGACAACGGAACGGTCGAAGTGTCGGCGTTCGTGAATCGAACGAACGCTCCGTATCTGCCTGTCAGTGGCAACTCCACGCCGGGCCTGTTCATTGCGTCGCTCGGCGATGATCAGACGATCGGTTCGCAGTACATCACCGTAGCAGGCGGTTGCTACCTGCAATCAACGGCAATCGAAGGCACGGTGGACAACGCCGTGTCTGTCACTTACACGTTCCGCTTGACGGGGACCATCACCGTCACGGCTAACACGGTCACCTAACGAGGAACACTCATGGCAGCATTCAGCGCATACGGATCAGCATTCACGACTGGTAGCAGCGAAGTCACGGGCCTCATCACGGGCCTGTCGTTCAGCGGCATCGCCGCCACGGAGAT